CGGCGGTGAGGATCGCGCGCGAGGTCTATGACGGCACGACCTATCTGCCGGAGGTCGGCGCCTCGACGCATTACCACGCGAACTATGTGCGGCCGTATTGGGCGAAGAAGCTGAAGAAGATGGATACGATCGGGCAGCATGTGTTTTACAAGCTGCGGCCGGGGCAGACTTGAGGGCGTGTAGCGCGAACTTTCAAATGGCAATGAACGAACGATCAAATGGCAACAGATCGAATTTTGTTTCCTTGCGCGCCTGGCTGTCCCCCGCTAGCTCTATCGAATGAAGAAGCTCTCCCCCCGACGCGCCGAGCGAGACATCCAGCGGATCATGGGCTGGGATGATCGCCTCCTGGTCATGCGGGACAAGCAAGGACGCCTGATCGCGAAGATCGACATGCCAGGGGATGATCAGCCTCCGAAGCACTTGTCGGTCAACTGGCGAGGCGAAATCCGCGTCACCCGCTGATCACCAGCTCCCGCACCCGCTTCGTGTGCGCCCCGCCGCCGGTCTGGTAGCTCAGCTCGACCGTCTCGATCGCAGCCCAGGCGAACAGCTCGCGCACCTCGGGCACGTCGTTCAACGACAGGATGAAGCGGCCTTGAAGGCGTTGCAAAGCGGCGCTCATCAGCTCGAACTGCTCGCGGCCGAACAGGTCGCGGCCGTAGAAGTGCTCCGTGCCCCAATAGGGCGGATCGAGATAGAACAGCGTGCCCGGCCGGTCCCAGCGCTCGATGAAGGCCTGCCAGCCCAGGCACTCGATCCAGACGCCGCTCAGGCGCTCATGGGCGGCCTCCAGCAGCGGGCCGAGCTTGTTGACGTCGAAGCGCGCCGGCCCGGTTGTATCGAGGCCAAAGGACCGGCTGGCAACCTTGCCGCCGAACCCGAGGCGCTGGAGATAGAGGAAGCGCGCCGCCCGCTCCAGGTCGGTCAGCGTCTCGGGATCCTGCGCGACCAGGCGCTGGAACTCGGCCCGGCTCGTCACCTGCCATTTCAGCATGTCCATGAGCGCCTGATAGTGGCGCTGGAGCACCCGGAAGAACGTCGCGATGTCGCGCGAGGCGTCGTTGATGACCTCGACCTTCGGCCGGCTCGGCCGACGCAGGAACACGCCGCCCATGCCGACGAAGCCCTCCGCGTAGATCTGATGCTCGATCGCGCCGATGCGCTCGATCAGGCGGCCGGCAAGCTGCTTCTTGCCGCCGACATATCCGGCCACGGGACGGACCGGGATAACGCTTTCCATCTTGTGCTTGCGTCCAGAATCGTCGTCCGCTCCGGCGCGGCCCTCGGGCCGCCGTGGCGGGCGATGTGATCCAGCTCTCGTCGGGCGGCTCGATCTCCCCAGATACGGGGCCGCCGGAGCCGTGAGGCTCCCCTGTCACGTCACCATTTCAATAGAGCGCCGCGAGACTCCGGACGGCCTGGCTGGGCTGCGGCCAGCGCTCCTCGCCGGCAGGTGTACCGCCTGCCGTCGCCAGCAGCGCCGGAATGCGGGCGCGCACCGCCTGGATCCACGCATGGCCTTCGGCGAAGGTCTCCGTGAACGCCCGCTCCTCGGCCGAGCGCGCCGATGTCGGTTTCGCGCCAATGACGTTCATCGCGGCATTGAGGTTGAGCTGCGCCGTCGTGCTGACGACAGCGCCGATGACGAGCCCGGCCTCGGCCTTCAGCCCGATAAGAATCGACGCCATGTCCAGCGTCGGCTCCGGGGGCGGCCCGAACGCCGCCCCATCATGCAGCCAGCCGATACCTGTCTCCATCGGACATTCGAGCCAGCCGGCTTCGGCTGGAAACAACGGCTCGATTACCTCCGGGCCGAGCGCCCAGGTCGAGACGAGGAAGATGTTGCCCTCCGGATCGTTCGGGTCCGGGGGAATTCGGTGCTGGACGGCGACGCCGGGGACGATGGTCCCCTCTTGGTTCGCCGGCGGAGCCTCGATCGTCTCGATCACGCGGCCGTCATGCAGTCTTGCGAATTTCATGATGTCCTCACCCGAAGAAACCGGCCTCGAATAGACCCTTCTCGCCGGCCCCGCCCGGCTGCCAAGCGCCGCCGAAGTCGTTGCCGCCGGGCCCGCCCGCTCCCGGGCCTGAACCTGGATTATTGTTGCCCGCATTGGTGAAGGCGCGCGGTGTCGGCGAGCTGTAGCCTGGCGCGGCGCCGCCAAAGCCCTGCCGGCCTTCGGTGCCGATCGAGCCGGTGAGGTTGATATCGCCGCCCGAGGCACCGCCGCCGGCCACCTGCACGGCGGCGACGCCATTATTGGCGCCAAGGCCGCCGGGGCCGCCATTGGCTGCCAGCAGGCCCGCGAAGGACGAGCTGCCGCCAGCGGCTCCATTGTAACCTTGGCCGAGACCGCTTGGAACGCCGCCGGCTCCGATCGTGCCGTTATAGGTCGTGCCGGGGGTCACCGGCATCCGCGCCTTGCGCGCCACCCCGCCTCCGCCACCGCCGCCCGCCTGCGAATTGCTCGTCCCCGAATTGCCGCCGGCACCCCCGGCCCCAACCAACGCCAGATCCTCCAGCGCGAAGATGCCTGCGGGACAAACCCAGCTGAATGCGCCGGCGGCCGGAAACAGCAGCTTGTTGTAATTCGGCAAAGCCATCCAACTCGCCAGCAGCCAGGAAGAGCCGCCATAAATGAACGAGGCGATGCCACCGCCGATGAGAGTCGCTTCCGCGAGCGGCCGACCATTGGGGCCGAGCACGGCTTCAGGTGGGTTGCCATTGTAGGCCAGTGTCACCGGGGCGGTGTTGGTGGCGAGAATCCTGACGCGCAGCGTGAACCCGGCCGTCACCTCGCCGGCCAGCGGGGCCGGCACGAGGTTGAGCGTGATCGCGTTGGCCGTGCCGCCGGCGACAAGGTATCTCAGCCGGTCGGCCCGCATAACTCGGGCGGTCTGGTCGCGACGGGCCGGATCGGGGATGAACCCCGACAGCTCGATCATCGCCATGGTTTCTTCCTGCATGTCGTTCAGGAAGGTGGCTGTGAGCACGGTGCCCGGCACGCCCGCCACGGTGTCCTTCGAGCGGAAGCCCATGCGGCCGCCGCCGATGTCGACGGCCGTGGGATGATCGATGCGGTCCATCAGGCGTCCTCGTAGTTGAAGGCGACCTCGGTATGCGCCGGCCGGGCGCGCCGGATGTCGCATTCGACGTCGGAAAGGATGATGTCGTAGAGCCGGTCGCCGGCCTGGCCGTCGCCGGCCTCCAGTAGCGTCTCGCCCAGCAGCGCGAGGTTGACCGTCCAGATGAACTGCTCGGGCGGCTCGACCAGCTCGTCGCCGGCGACGAACTCGCCGGCATAGGAGACGCGGTTCTCGCCGATGGTGATCGCGACGCCGCGCTTGGCGGCAAGCCCGACGAAATAGGCTATCGAGGCCCCGCCGCGCGCGGTCCAGCGCTGATGCGCGAGCTGCCGGCGCTGCTCCAGCGACATGGTCGAGGGATCGCGGCCGCACGGGTCCGGGCCAAGCACGCGCTCGAAATCGCCCAGCAGCAGGTTGGCGGTGCGGGGATCGATCTCCTCCATCATCGCCTGGGCAGTCGCCTCGACATCGGCGAGGCCCTTGGCCAGCGGCCTGAACAGCGCCTCGAACAGACTGGTCTGCGCGGCGGGCTGGACATGCGGCCAGACCCAGCCGCGCGGCGCGTTGGCGACGATGCCGGCCTGGACCTCCTCGGCGCTGCGGCTCATGGAGCGACCACCCAGGTGATCGCACCGGGGAGCGGCAGTTCGCGTGGCGCGGGCTCGATCGCGCCCGCCGGCACGGTCAGCTCATGGGAGTACTCGCCGCTTGCGGCCGAGATCGCTTCCGAGAGCCGCGAATAGGGCATCGCCTCGCCGATCTGGGCCTCGCGGGCAAAATGATCGGCGATTGCGGCGGTGACGGCCGCGCGGTTGGCCACCGTGTCGGGCGTCAGGGCGATGGTGAAGGGCTGCACGAGCGGCAGATAGGCCAGCACGATCACCTCAGCCGTGACCGGCCGCAGTGTCTCCAGAAGGGCGGCGATCGCGGTGATCTCAGGCGCGGTCGGCACGCGCGGCGCGTCGGCCGTGCCCATGGCGACGATGACGGCGAGGCTGCCCGGCCCGACCCAGCTGGGGATCACCTTGACCTTGCAGGCGGCAAACTCGCTCTGGACCCAGACCGGATAGTCGAAGGCCGCGCCCCCATGGCCCGGCTCGCGGATCACCTGCAGCAGGCGGGCGAGGATCGAATCATCGTCCTCTTCCTCCGTGCCTCCGGCCAGGCCGTCGCCGTCGAGCATGGCGCTTTGGGGGTCGAGGCCCGCCAGCGTCGTCACCAACGGCAGCACCTGCGCCGGCGCCGTGTTGGCGGCCGTCCCGCCCTCCGTGGCCTCGACCGGGACCGTGGCTTCGCCCGCGCCATCGAGCGCCGTGCCGCCGATCGTCGTCTCGACCAGGCCACCGCCCGGCGTGCGCAGCTGCAGCCCGGCCGGGATCACGGTGCCGGGCACGCCGGTGAAGAGCGCGTTGCCGAGCGCCTTGGTCGCCGGCCGCTGATAGATGCCCCAGATCGAGGCGTGCCGGATCAGATGCTCGCGCTCGGCTGTGTCGGGCATGTACTGGTCGCCCCACCAGCGCAGGTGGAGATGCGTCTCGTAGAGGCCCTGGACGTCGGTGCGGACATGGGCGGAGATCAGGCCCTTTTCGGAGCGCACGGCGCGGGCGATCGCGGCCGCGTCGGCATTTGGCCTGGCCGCGCGAACCGCAGCCTCCATCTCGCCTTCCTGCGAGCGCGCCAGATCTTCCGGCCGGGGCAGCGGGAACGGCATCAGCCGAGCCTCAGCACGCGGGTCACGGTCGTGCCGTCCACGGCCGCGCGCAGCGCCAGCACGTTGCGGCGCAGCCACTGCGCCTCGATGCCGGGCCGGCGACCGGTCTCGTCGAACACCCAGGCGAGCGCTTCCTCCGCCCAGATCTCGACGAAACGGCGGGTGCTCTCGGTCTGCTTTGCCCGGTTGAGCAGCCAGAGCCGCGAGCCGATGCGCCGGCCGAGTATGTCGAGCGCGTCGCCGGCCCAGCCGCGCCTGGCGACGAAGGAGGTCTGGGCGTTCAGCGCATCGACGCCGTCGGGCAATTCGTCATCGGGCTCGGCCCGGCGATCGCTGCCCAGCGAGATCAGCATGGGCGTGACGGGCGTGTCGTCGAGCAGGAGATCGCCGTCGTCGCCGAGTTGAAGATCGGCGCGGCGCGTCTCCGGATCGAAGATCAGGGCGGCATCGAGAAAGGCGGACATGGGCGCGACAATGTCGCGCGCGCGCGGACCGGGGCACGCCCCTCGGGAGGGACGTCAGACGCCCGGCTCCGGATCCGGGCCCACCACCGGCATGACCGAGCAGAAGATGCCGGCCGGCGTCACCACGAGCCACTGATCGCCGACGCGCAGCTTGGCGTAGGTCGGCCGCACCACGACGCGCGGCGCGGCCGCGCCCGTCCCGATCGCCGCGACGACACGGTCCTCGGTGATCTCGCTGGTCACGGTCTTGACCTTGCTCTTCACCCGTTTCGTCGAGGTCGCCTCGATCGAGCCGTCATCCTTGATCAGGACGCGGTCGCCCTTGGCGTTGTACTGGGCGCTCTCGCCCTCTTTCAGATTGCCCATGCGGTTGCCCGGCGCGGCGACAGGCAGGCCGACGAGATCGCCCTGGTCGCCGCCGACCGCCAGCACCACCATCGAGCCGCCCTTGGGCGAGCGCGAGGCGAAGCCGAAGGGCTGGACGATCTCGACATCGGTGCGGTCGACATGGCGGTGGGTGGTGATCGAGGCCGTCTGGCTGCCGCCGGCGTCGTTGGTCGATCTGACGACCGAACGGGCGACGATGCCGCGATAGGCGTGGGCAGTCTCGGCGTCGCTCATAGCGGTCGCGCCGTGCCGTCGAGCTTGCCCGTGGAACCGGATGCGCTCTTTGCCGCGCCCTTGGCCTTGCCGTTCTTGTCGCGGCGGTCGCCCTCGGGCTTCAGATCGTAGGCTTCCGGTCCGGTCATCCGCAGCCGCGTCGCCTCACCGCGCGCGTCATAGGTCAGGCGGACGCCGGCGATCAGCATGTCGCGGTCGATCAGGGCGAAGCTGTCCTGGACGTCGGCCAGCGTGTTGGGTTTCCAGAGCTGCCCGTTCGCGCGGAAGCCGCGATACGCGTAGTCCTCCTTGTCGCCCTTGCCGCGCCGCGTCCGCATCTCCCACTCGGCCTGGCGCTGGGCGTCGAAGGCGGTCGCCTTGGTCCGCGCCATCGAGATATGCGGCCGCCAGCGCGTCACTTCCTTGTCCTCGGCGAGGCCCATGACGAGCGCGCCAGCGCCCTCGGCCACGTCCTCGGGCGCGTCGGTGGCCGGCGCTGGCTGCTCGGGCGCGCTCTCCAGCGGCTCGGACGTGGCGTCGAGCGCCGGCGTCTTGCTCCGCTTGCCGCCGTTCTTCTCGGACTGGCCCTTGACGAAATAGTGGCTGAAGCGCTCGCGCGCCGAGAACGAACCGCGCCCCCTGACCACATTGCCGGGAAAGCGGACGCCGTCGGCGGCGCGCTCTAGGCCCGAGCGGGTGATGACGATCGTGTCGATGCGATCGCTCGTCACTAGCACGCCGCGCTGCTTGGCGTATTTGGCGATCGCCGACATCACCGTCTCGCCGGCCTCGACGACGCATTTGTCGAATTTGGGCGAGACATCCACCTCGGCCCGGACTTTCACGCCGAAGGGCTTGCAGATCTTCTCGGCGAACTCGGTCAGCGTGATGTCGCGATACTCGTGCTTGCCGCGCGGATCGGGCGGGCAGTCGACCAGGTCGCAGGCGAAGTCGCGGCCGACGATCGTGACGCTGTTGGCGATTTTGCCGGCCTCGGGCAGCACGTCGTCGACCCAGCCATTGAGCCAGGGCTCGCCATCGATGGTGATCTGGCATTTCGCGCCCCAGTCCAGCGGGCCTTCGCCGGCCACGGGCGTCGCGTAGTCCCATGTCCCGAGCGAGCGGGTCTCGTCGCGAAAAACAAACTGGAACGAGGCGCACAGCTCCGAGAGATCATGCGTCAGCTCCATCTGGATGAACTGGTCAAGCGTCCGCCCGTCGAGCATCAGCGCGACCCGGCGCAGCGCGGCGGCGGCCGGCAGGATCACTGCAGCACCTCGACGGGGCCGGAGCCGAGCAGCGCCGGGTGCCGCAGCCGGTTGCGGGCGACGATGTCCTCGGCGAAGGCGAAGACCTGGGCGGGATCGTCGCCGGCGAGATGCTGGGCCAGCAGCAGCGCCGAGGCCGACCCCGGCGGCGTGACGCGTCGCACGGCCGGCAGCCGGCCGATCGTCTGCGACAGATCCATGGCGAGACGCGCGCGGGCGGCGTTGACCGCGCGCCAGAGCGTGGCCGCCGGCGCGAGGCGCTCGGCCGCCAGGCCTGTGGCGCTGCCGCCGTTGCGACGCAGCGCCTCGTCGATCCGTCCGGCCCAGCCTTGCGCCTCCTGCTGGCTGGCGAAAGGAATCGTGACGACGAGGCCTGCGGCTGCAACCAGCGCCGCCGTCTCGGCCGCCACCAGCACGGCTTTTTCGGTCGCGGCGATCGCGACGGCCGCAGGCTCCAGCGCAGGCAACCCCATCACGCCTTCGGGCTCGCCCGGCCGCAGACGGCGGCCGAGATCCGCGGCGATCGTCAGCATCAGCTCCGCGCCTCTGCGGGGATCAGGCTCGATGACCGGCAGGGCTTCGCCGCCCGGCCCGATTCCGGGCGCGGGCCGGGGTTTGAAGACGGCTTCAAGCGCCATTGAAAGGCTCGCCGGGACGGCCGCCAGCAGGGCTGAGGCCTCGGCCCGGCCGACCTTGGCGGCGGCGACCGAGAACTGCGCCCGCGCAGCACTGACGGCGGGCAGCAGCTCGGCCGAGCGGCGCGAGCGGCTGGCCCATTGCCCCGCCACGCCGAGCGCGGCCTCGGTTGCGGCGATGCCCCGGCTATAGAGCGCGAACGCCATCGGCGAGGCCGCCAGCGCCAGCGCGGCAAGCCCCGTGCCGGCGGACGCCAGCGCCGTCAGGGCCGACAGGACGCCTGCCAGCGTGCCGGCGAGCTGCGCCTTCGCCCCGGACTGGAGCGGATCGAACTCGGCGTCGATCCGGGCGACGCGCAGCTCCTGGACGTCGAACTCGATCTGCGCCGGCCGGAGCAGGACGCAGCGCACGGGTCCCCACCACGGATGCATCAGCGTCGCCGGGCCGGGCTGGCGGAACTTCGCGGCCAGTGCCCTGGCCTGTCCGACATAGTCGTCGCCGATGACGAGGCCGGATATCCGGAACGGCCCGTCGAGCGGGCCGGTGTCGTCATGGGTCTTCAGGTCGAGGCCGGGATAGAGCACGGCGTGGATGCGCCGGCCGACCGAGTGGCTGGAATTGATCATCCAGAACGAGCCGCCGCGCCAGGCCGCCGGCAACAGCCCGGGCAGGAGCCCGTCCGTGTCGTCGAACAGCGCCATCACGCCCTGCCCAGCATGGTGCCGCGATTGGGCGTCACCGGCACGGCCGGGTTCTCCGACTGCACGTTGACGACGCGCGTGCCCTCGGCCGCCTCGACGACGATGCGCCCGCCGACATTGACGTTGCTGTTGGCGGCCGGCCCGCCGGCGGTGCGGGTGAAGCCGGCGCTGCCGCCGATGCCGGCGCCGGGCGCGGGAGCCGGCGCGGAGGTCGGGTTGAAGCCCTCCATAGTGGAAGGGGCGTTGGCGCCCGCGCCCGGCTTGGGGCCGCTCAGCCATGACGGCATCGTCGGCCATTTGATGATATTCGACAGGTCGATGTTGCCGATCGCCGCGACGAGCATGGCCGGGATCTGCGAGACCCAGGCGATCAGCTCGCTGAGCTTTGCCTTCATCCCGTCCCAGAGCGCCGCGATCATGCGGGAGCCGGCGTCGAAGAACACCATGGCGTTATTGCCGACCGCCGATGCGAGCTGCGCCGCCAGGGCGACGATTGCGGTGATGACGACGATTTGCCCGGCGACGATGCCTTCACCCAGGGCGGCGATCAGACGCCCGCCGGCCTCGACCATGCCCGGCAAGCCGGCGAGCACGGCCGCCGCCAGCTCCGGAACCTTCGCCGCGATCCAGGCGATGGCGGCCTCCAGCGCCCTTCCGGAGCGGATCGCCTCCCAGGCAGCCTCGAACCG